TGTTTTATTTTTATTCCAATAATTTACTATCTCACGGCATAACTTCAAATATGTTTTCTTCGCTAGTGGAAAATCACCATGACTTGATGAAGCTTCAATATCAAAACTACATATTTTTAAAGGAATCGCATCTTCCTTATTTCTTTCTGGTTGAATATCTTTATAATTCAACCAATGTTCATAATCACAACAAGTTTCATTATCTCCCTCATTCTCCATAATATCATTCTCATCATATGAAATCCAACCAGATGGTGAAATATCTTTTATATGAAAATAACGCAATAATGGTGGAAGTTTCGCCTCATATAACTCTGTATTATACCATCCCCCCGGCTTTAGTTTTCTTTTACGAAAATCTTTTTCTTGTGTATACCATAAACCCTTTACCTTATTGTAAACAGATGTATTTTTAAATACCAATTGAATAAATTGATAATTCTTATTATTGTCAAAACCATATAATGTTTTTTTATTTACCAATTTACCTTTTACAATTGAATCCTGATAATATTTACCTATGTCTCTTTTCAATCGTTTCATGAATTTCGCAACCGTCTTTCTATCCCACGAATCAGATACTTTAATATAAAAGAACGGTTGAAAATCCGTGACATATAAAGAATATGTTTCACCTGATTCATTCATACCAAACATTTGGATAATTGTTTCTTTTTCATCTCGTTTTTCTTTATAAGATGTGTCTTCGCTATCTGATGATTCGGCAAAAGGATTGTCATTGTATATTCTAAAATCAAATAACTTCACATATGTTTTTTCCATAGTCTATAAATATAGAACTGTCGTTTAATAGTTTTAAATTTATATATTATTTATAATTCAATTTTATTTTTCTTTAAAACTATATTAACAATATTTAAAAAAATCTTTAATAATTTAAATATTATGCCTTTATATTTTAAAGAATTAGAAAATGTTTTTATACATTGGTATAAATTATATACTATTGAGAAACCAATGGATTGTCGCGAATCTTGGGTAAGTTATAAAAGTTTGCAGAAAAATGCCAAAATAAAATTATTAAAAGAAATTTTAAAAATTTTTAAAAACATAGAAAAAAAAGAATTTACAGTTGTTCCAGATTTAGATAAACAAAATCGTTTTTACATTAGAGTAGAAAAAAAACTGTCAAAATTATAATTATTGAAATTTAATTATTAATATCATACCGATTAAAGCTAATATAATACCTAATAATGTAAATTTATTACAATGAGAATTAAATAAGTAAAATGATAAAATCAACAATAAGATAATTTTAAATGCTGAAAATACTATTGAAGTGTATGCAGGATTAGATACATACTTAAATGAATATGTTAATGATAATATACCTAAAGGGATTAATATACCCGATATGATTGTTAATAATTTTATGTCATTATCTATATTTTTAAACGCATTTTTATTATTGTTATTTAATATGACTGCAATAATTATTGCAGAAATTATCATACCACAAAATAAGAAAAACGCAATATCACTCGCATTATTATTTTTTAAAGCATATTTTCTTATTAAAACTGAAAGTGTTATTATAACAGAAGCTATTATTGCATATAAAAATTCTTTCATATATTATAACTAAATATAAAATTGAAATAAAATTATATTTAAAAAAATAGATTATAATTTTATTTATAATGGAAGGTGACTTTTCTTTTATGAAATCAGGTTTTAATAATGTTGAAGCAAATAATGAAAAAATGGATATGGAAAAGAATGTTGTCGGAACAATCGTTTATTTTACTGAAAATGCTTTAAAAACAGCTGGATATTATACCAAGCATAGTGGTCGTAAAATTATTACTAAAGAAGACCTTAAACGTTGTTTCATGTTGGAAGTTTTTCTATTTTATAATAGAGAGAATTTACAAGAAAATATTGAAAATATTATAGATGAATTGTATGATGATTTTTCAGGAAGCGATGAAGATGAGGGTGAAGAAAAAAATGAGGAAAATGAAGTTATTTTTGAAGAAGATATTGAAGCATCTTTTAAATTAAGTGAATGTTCTTGTGTAATGTGTCAAACATTGAATAATATACATGATAAATGGTCAAATTGGTCACCACAAACACCTATGCAAGAAATTATTCAACGACATATTAATAATATGTAAAATATTTACACCTTTGAACATTTAAAAACGCCAATTATTTGCGACATAATGGACATTTCCTAAGATTTTCCTTAATTTCATATTCTTCAGTTTCTTCATTGTATTTACCATAATGACATCGTTTGAAGCAACCAATACATAATGTATGTTCACAATTGGGTTGTGATATTCCCCGTTTATTTTCTAAGCATATCGGACACTCTAAATTATTATTTATTTCTAGTATTCCTTTACCTGTATGACTTTCTCCCCAAGTTCCAAACAACATATGACATTGAGAGCATAAATAATTATTTTTACATTCAAACCACCATTTAGGTAAGACTACTTCACACAATTCATAATTTTTACATTTTATTCCTCCGCCAACTTCTTCAGTAAATTGCCAATTATATGCAATATTATTATTTTCGTATTCTGTGTCTTTTTCATTCATAATATAAATGATTAATTACTATTTATATTAAAATTTGTATTTTAAATGTTCAAATGTGTAAAATATTATTAAATTTTATCTTCTTTTTGATTTGGACCTTCTTCTTTTGCGCCTTCTCCCGCCTTCCATATTTTTCTTTTTAGCTTTCTTCTTTTTAGTTTTCTTTTTTGCTTTTTTCATTGATTTAACAACTTTACTAAGATTAGTTGATAATTTTTTCCATAATTTTTTGGATTGTTTTTTGGATTTCTTTTTTGTAGATTTTCTAAATTTCTTTGAAAATGATTTCCAAAAATTTTTTGACTTTTTTTTACGCGTCTTTATTAAATATTTTTTCATATCATTTGTTCCCATTTTCTTAAATTTTTTTTTTACACGCGATAGTGTATTTTTATGTTTGTTTTGTTTATAAACATTTAACAAAAATTGTTTTAAATCATCATAACTTCGCGAACCATTATAATCTTCTTTATTATATTTTCCATCTTTAAATATTGATATAGTTGGTACACCATTAATATCTCTTTTATATTTCATATCAGTTAAATTGTTGGTATTAACCCTAGCTAATCCACCATTTAAATCTGAATTTCTTAAATCGGATGTAATACGTGATAAAGTTGGTTTTAAATCTTCACAATATCCACACCCGTCTTTAAGAAAAAACATAACTGTAACATGTTTTCCCATATAATTATTTAAATCCGCCATCTTATCTTTTTCAGAATCAAATATATACATATATAAATTAATAAGAAATTAATATATCACAAAATATATATATATATAATGGATAATGATATGGCACGCGTATCTATAATTTTAAGTATATTTGCTTTAGGATTTTTATTTACTTTATCATATGGTCATAAAGATTTAATTCAAGAACCATTTGATATAACTAATACATGTCCTAATTTATTAATTAGAAAAGGTAATGAAATACATTTAATAAATACAAATAAAGCATTAATACCAGGAGTAAATCCTATAAAATTTGATAGTTTAGAAGAATATTCTCAATTTATAGAATATCAACGACATTTGAAAATTAATTGCCCTGTTTTATATTATCAAGAAACATATAATACGCAAAATGATAAAGGCTTTCGTTTACACAATGACCCATTTAATCCACAAACCGGCTTGCCTAGTCATATAGCAAAAGAGTATAATATAAATAATAGTGCAATCTTAAATCATATAGAAAACACCGATAAAAATGGCGTAGAATATCAAGTAGATAAAACAAATCACTTAAAACAAAAATGTCCTGAAGATTATAGAATAAAGGATGGTGATTTTACACAACCAATGGATACAACCGACCAAACTATTGGAAATAAAAGTCATTTGGATAATATAACAATGGATACTAATCCAATGGCAACTAATTGGAAGGGTCATGATAAAACAGACAAAGCTATAGAAATGGGTGAATTTGATGGACAAAAACGTATAAAAAATAATTGGATTGATGAAGAACTTCAATTACGACAGATTCATTGTTCTAAAAAATAATTTTATTTTAAATATGATATAAAATTATTGTGATGGGATTATTGTGATGGGGTGGGTTGTGATGGATGGGGGTGTGATGATTGAGCTTGGCGCATAAAAATTTGAACACATTCCCATGTTTTAGCTGATTCTTCCAAGTTAAAAGCTCCTCTTTTCTGAGCAATATTTAACATACCTACCATAACATTTAATGCAATATTTTCATTATCAATAACAATATCTTTTAAAGCTGTTTGGGGTTTTTCCTGTTTTGGTTGTTCTTGCTTGGATGGCTGAGTATTATTGGACATAACTGTGTTTTCCATTATAATGTGTATTTAAAAATATTTTTTAAGTATTATTTTTATTAAATAATTAAAAAATATTTTTATAAATTAATAACTAAGATTTCAATTGTGCTTCTGGTTTTGGAATTTGTTTATAAATTTCCTCAATTTTACCCATTAAACCTTTCAAAAATGCTTTATCTTCTGTGCTTGGGTCAGGTTTATTATCTTTAATATATTTGTAATAATCGCCATTTGGGTCATTCTTATAATGTGTTTTTAACGTATTATAATTAGCCGCACCCAATCTGTCTTTTAAAACATTTTCAACCGATTCTAAAGAACCCGGTCCAGCTGAATTTCCATCTTTCTCAGATTCTAATTGACTTCTATCATATTCAACCGTTTCTCCATATGAGCTCACAAAACCCATAAATGATTTTACTAAATCGGGGTCAGAATTGTTATTTAATTTTAAAGATAAAGCATCTGTCTGATATCCAGTAAAATCTTTATACGAACTCGATGTATAACCTTCCATTATTGGGTTTTTATAAAAAAATACATTTTTTATAACATATAAAATAACACAAACTAAAAATATAATAGCTATATTTTTTACAAGTTTTTTATTTCTTTTTGAATTTATCATATATATATATATATATTATGCATTTATTTTAATTACAGTAGAATCTTTATTATACAATAAATAATTTTTGATATTTGATTTTATTGTTTGTGATATTTTACGATTTCCGTTTTTTGTTTTAGTCTCGATATGATTTAAACAATTAGGATCATTTTTTAATTGCGTTAATAAATCATGCAATGATGAGAAATGATTCATGATAACCATCGAAGTTTTACTACTAATACCTGGTATTTGACTTAATATTATTTCACCTATATTGTCTGGTCTAATATTTTTCTTCTTTACTTTGGATATCACTTCTGAATATCTTTTATTATGTTTTGGTGAATCCATATTTTCTATATTTAATTGCAATTTTTCACCACCAATTAATGTTGATTTCTCGTTTTCATTTTTTTCATTTTCTATATTTTTATAAAAATTCTTTCTAACTTTTTCTCTCGAGAGTTTATCAGTGATTATCAAAATATATTCAGCCGTTTCTAAAACATCTCTAGTCTTCATTATACTGAAGCCTTTAAAATAATTTATACAGAACATTGTTACTTGTAACGTTTTCTTACTTATCTTACTATATTTACTTGAGTATCTATGTATATCACCTTCCATCAAATATACAATATTATGATTATGTATTTTATTTTTATCCAATCTAAATGATTGTTCTGAATATCTTCCATCGCGAATTGATGATGCTAAATCGTTCAAAGATTTCCTTTCAATTATGAGTTTTTCAAAACTATTATCATCACAAATAATTATGTCTCCTAGTGGTAAATCTTCAACCGTAATTTCAATATTTTTAAATTCCAATTCTTCTAATTTAGCGTTTAATATTTTTATTAATTTTTTTTCTCTATAATCAACTTGAATCTTCATTATTTTATATTTCCTTGTATCTTTAATACATTATTTTAATTTATTTAGAAATAAGTATAAATATAAATATTGTTTTAATTATATTATCTATAATGAATAGTATAACACCAAAAATGGCTGCCGCATTCGGAATGGGTTTCATTGGTTTTATTTTAGCAGCGTATAGTTATAATCAACAACATAAAAATGAATTTGCTCCAGTTTCATCTGAAAAAATTTCAAATAATTTAGAAGAAAATAACGAAGAAAATAACGAAGAAAATAACGAAGAAAATAACGAAGAAAATAACGAAGAAAATAACGAAGAAAATAACGAAGAAAATAACGAAGAAAATAACGAAGAAATAAAAGAAGAAGTATCATCTTTTATAAAAAAAATTGGAAACAAAAATGTTTGGGGGCAATTTTGGAAAGGAGAATATGAAAATATGCGTTCTAAGAGAGATTCAAATAATTAAAATAATATTATCTATGTAATATTTATAATGAGTTTTTTAGAAGGAGCAAGTGCAACTATTCAAGAACATGAAGAAACGCATCACACAGAAGCAACTGCTGACGCAACTGCCGCTGGACAAGATGCAGCTGGAAAGAGTGCAGCTGAAGAAACGGCAGCTACAACCGATGCTGTAATGGGAAATAAGGGAGGATATCGCCGCCGTAAGTCCCGCAGAGGTGGACGCAGAAAGTCTCGCAAATCTCGCAGAGGTGGACGCAGAAAGTCTCGTAAATCTCGCAGAGGTGGACGCAGAAAGTCTCGCAAATCTAAACGTGGGGGCAAACGCAGAAAGTCACGCAAATCTCGCAGAGGTGGACGCAGACGCCGCAGATAAATATTTTTTAAATCCTATTAAAAAGATAACTCTATAATTAATTATATTAATTATGCAGTCAGAAACTAAAACCGATAGTAAACTAATTCAAGCAGATGGTGATATTATTCAAGATGATTCTGAACTAATTTTTGATCCTTATAATCCAAATAATAGAGAAGTAAATGAAACATTTGTTTCATCTATTTTAAAAAATTACGGTGTCCCTGATAAAGTTCATAATTTAAATTTATATAAAAGAGCTTTCGTTCATCGTTCTTATTGCAAAAGACCCCATTTGGAAAATGTTGCAAATAATATAACTATTGTAGACCAACCAAATGATTGTATGTCTCTTAAAACAAAATCTAATGAACGGCTTGAATTTTTAGGTGATGGTGTTCTCGAATGTATTACAAAATATTATTTATATAGACGCTTTCCTAAAGAAAATGAAGGTTTTATGACAACTAAAAAAATCGCACTCGTTAAAAATGAAACTATTGGTAGAATGGCTTATGAAATGGGATTAAATAAATTTTATGTTTTATCAAAAAATGCTGAAGAAAAAAAAACAAGAACAAATTTAAAAAAACTTGGATGCCTTTTTGAAGCCTTTTTGGGTGCGTTATTTCTTGATTTTAATAAAATTTCAATTAAAGATGAAGGTAAATGGTTTGATAATGTATTTGTTACTGGTCCCGGATTTCAAATTGCCCAAACATTCGTTGAAAATATTTTTGAAAAACATGTTAATTGGACTGAATTGATTACCACAAATGATAATTATAAAAATCAACTACAAGTGCAACTTCAGCAAAATTTCAGAGTCACGCCTATTTATAAAGAAATTAATGATTGGGATGAAGATGAAGGTTATCACATGGGAGTCTATCTTTCTATAAATTGTAAAGCGCATCAATTTAAACATAATGATGCTCTCCCAATTGAAACATTCTTCAGTAAATACTGTATTATTATTAATAAAAATATTTCCATTTTAGATAATATTAAATCATATTATGAAAAAATAATTGAAGGAGGTAGTAATCCCGTATTTGTTATATTTTTAGCAGATTCCAAACATAAAATTAAGAAGAAAGCCGAACAATGTGCATGTAAAATAGCTTTTGAAACAATGATGGGCAAATAATATTTCAAACTATATTAAAAAAAAATTTTATATAATTATAAAATGTCTGAATTAGAAGATAAACGTATTGATATGATGGAAAAGGTCCATCTATTTGATAATAAACTTGGTTATCGTTATGGTCAATTTTTATGGTATTCTTTTTGGTTACCCAGTTTACTCGTTATGGTTACTGATGAAACAGTAGGTCATGCTCGAGACTTTTTAGTTCAAATTTCACTTTTATCTTCCCTTACTCTTCTATTCTATTCTTATCATCAAAACAATGGCTCACCTGCATCTACGCCAGCTATACATGCCCTGTATGGAGAACTATTGGCTCGTTGGATGTTAGCTGCATATCATGGATTTAATAACATAACTGTTGGCGGTAATCCAGTTGCTGTTATGAATTGTATTCAATTAATTGCGATGGGTATATTTACTTTATTTAAGGTTCCTTCATCCATTTATACAACTTGTAATCATAAAACATATCAACGACTTGTTCAGCGATTGAAGGATAATGATGATGTTTATTAAAAACCAACGAATAATACTTCTTTCAATCTAATTCTATTTTTTATAAAAAAATCTAAAATATCTCTTCTTGTTCTTTTTGATTTTTCCTGAATTAAATTATTTTCAACCCAATCTTTTATTATTAAATATCTAGAGCTATGCATTACACATGCTTTATTTAATAATGATTCGGGGAAATAACGTATATCTTCCAAATTATATTTAACCAAAACATATCTATATATTTTTACCTTATTGTATTTATTAAATATTTTTTGCCATTTACAATAATCACGATAACTAAAAAATAATTGTGATGATAAAAAATCGTTAGGTAACTTATATTTTCTATATGTATTTTGAATAAAATTTATGTTTTTTAAATACTTTTCTTTATACAATTCAAAAAAAAATTTATTTGAAATAAATAGATTTTTATTTAAATAAAATGGAATAAAATCACTTATCTCTAATATTATATCATATGGCAACATTTTCTATTTAAAATAGTAATATTTTTTTAATACTATTTTTAATAAGTATTTTAGATATTTATTTCAACTTCGCGATGTTTAATTTCAGGTTCTGATTCATCATAATCGTCATCTTTTTTTAATTTTACTTTTGTATTTGGTATATGAATTTTTAATTTTCTTTTATTAAAATCTTGTTTAATATATTTTTTAATGTTTATATAATCTTTATTAGATTTTCTAATTATATTATTCAATTTAGATGAATTCATAATTAAATATTGTTTAATATTAAAATATTTTTATATTATCTTTTTATAAAAGTATAAATGGCAGCGCAATTTTTAGAATCATTAAAAAAAAAACCCAAGTCATCCGCTTCTATATCATTAAACATTAGATTTGATAAAGAAAGCAAAACAACACTTTCCAAGATTGCTGTTCCCCAGGTAAAAATAATTGATAACACCGATAAAAATAATATCAAAAGAAATTTATCTTTTAAAGAACGTATTCGACAAATGAAAATTAATAAAAAACTTACCATGAAAACGGCACCAAAGACAAAAGCAAGCGTATCTTTAAGTTCTCCCATACTGAAATTTACAAATAAAGTAGAATCAATCAAAAAACCCGAATCCATTAAAAATATTGAATCAGGTGCATCAAAAGATGATAAATTACAGAGTTTAACTTTTACACAACAAAAAATGAAAGAAATTAGAGAAAAACGTCAAAGAAATAAGGAAAAAATAGAAGAAAGGAAAAGAACTAAATTAGAAAAATATTTGTTAACAAAAAAAAAACTAGAAACAAAACAACGCGAAATAGATACAGCTTCTCATGCAAAAAAATATGATATAAGCTATAAAATACAACCATATTTTCTTACAAATCGTGAAATTTTTACAAAATATATTGACCAAAAATTATTTACTCTTAAAGAATCGAAAGGCGATGAACAAGAAATTAAAAGCTGTTTAGAATTAAATGCTTCAAAAACTGGTAATTTTTCTTTATTATTGCATCAAGATATAGTAAAGGAATATCTGAATATTTATAGTCCATATAGAGGTTTATTTTTATATTTTGGTTTAGGAGCTGGCAAAACATGCGCATCTATCGCTATTGCCGAAGGATTGAAAGATTATAATAAAATCGTAATTATGACACCAGCATCATTAGAAGAAAATTATAAAACAGAACTTAAATTTTGTGGCGATGATATATTCAGAAAAAATCATCATTGGGTTTTTGTTAAAAATAATTCTGCGAATGCAGCGCAAATAGAAGAATTACTTAAAATTATGAATATACCAGTAAATATTTTAACTCGTAACGGGGGTATATGGGCTACTGATGATTCACCCAAAAATAAAAATAATTATTCTACATTAAATAGTGAAGAACAAAAATCACTTAATTTACAAATAGATGCCCTCATTTCAAATAAATATAAATTTATTCATTATAATGGTTTACGAAACATAGATAAATACGAAGCGGAAGGTGTGAAAAATGGTGGAAATTACTTTAATAATAAAGTTGTTATTATTGATGAAGTTCATAATTTTATTGGAACAATATCCAATCAATTAGGCAATAATAATTCTTTTAATTACAAATTATATAATTATTTAATGGATGCTGAAAACTGTAAAATCGTATTTTTAACAGGCACGCCAATTATTAATTATCCAAATGAAATTGGTATTTTTTTTAACATATTGCGAGGTAGAATTAAAACATACGAATTTACATTACAAACAACTAAAGAAAGCAAGATAAAACGTTTAAATTTAAAATATTTGAAAAATATATTATTTGTTAAAAATGATGAAATAAATTACATTGATTTCAATAATTCAAATAATAAATTAATTATAACTAGAAATCCATTTAGATTTATAACCAGATATAAGAAAACCAAAGATAGAAAAGATAATACCGAAATCATTAATTATAATGTCATTCGTAAAGAAGGTAGTGAATTTGATACATTTCGCAATGAAGGTTCATATGAAATTGTATTTATAGATAAAATAGTTAAAACACTTGAAAAACACGGAATTTATGTTTCAAACGCAAGTGGCGATAGAACATGTGAAAAACCATCTGAAGAAATAACCGAAAAAAATCGTAATTACAATAAAGTTTGTATCAAAAAATATAATTGTTTGCCAGATGATTATGATTCTTTTGTAAATAAATTTATTGACCCAAATACTCAAGAACTTGTAAATACTCATATTTTTAAGAAAAGAATAATGGGTTTAACGTCATATTTTAGGGCAGCAGTTGAAGGTTTATTACCATCTTTTGACCCCGAAATAGATATAAATGAAGTATTGATTGATATGAGTCCATATCAATTATCCGTATATAATAAAATTAGAAATGTTGAAATAAGTAAAGAAAAAAGTGCTGGTATTAAAATGAGAACAACAAATGATATTTATAAAAACACATCTGCGTCATATAAAATTTATTCGAGAGAATGTTGTAATTTTGCTTTTCCTGAAACTATTGAAAGACCAAGACCTAGGGTTAAAATTAAAGAAGATAATGAAACAGAAGACTCATCTACAAAAAAGATTAGTAAAGTTGAAAAAACTGAAGAAGTTGGTAAACCTACAAGTAATGAAATACGAAAGGAAGCACTCACAAAAGAAGCTCTTCTGAATGCAGCAATCATTGATAGCGATGAACCAATGGGAAATATTGAATCAGATACATTGTCAAATAAAGATGATGTCGCTTCTAAAGATTTAAAAGACTTTGAAGATATTTCTTATGAAGATAGATTAAAAACCGCAATTGCTGACTTAGACACAAATAAAAATGATTTATTTGTTGGTGAAAACTTGATAAAATACTCGCCCAAATTTAAAACAATTTTAGATAATATTAACAATCAAATAGTAAATAAAGACGGTTCTACTAGCGACGGCACACACTTAGTTTATTCATTTTTTAATAATGTTGAAGGATTAGGTATTTTTAAAATGGTTATGGAGGCAAATGGTTATGCTAGATTTCAAATAAACCAAAAACAAATTGTTGATGAAAATGGCAATAAAGTAAAAGTTTGGCAAATAGATATGGATGAAGCTGATTTACAAAAACCATGTTATGTATTGTATTCTGGTAATGAAGATAGCGATAAAAAAGAATATTTAAGATTAATATTTAATAGTGAATGGGATAAATTGCCCGATAGATTACGAAAACAATTATTATCCATAAAAAATAGACTTTCAATTGCCGAAGATGATAGTAAAATCTTAAATAATTTCCATGGAGAAGTTATAAAAGTATTTATGATTACTGCTGCTGGTGCAGAAGGTATTACACTCAAAAATATTCGAGCAGTTCATTTAATGGAACCCTATTGGCATCCCGTTAGATTTCAACAAGTTATTGGTAGAGCTGTTAGAATATGTAGTCATGAAAACTTAGATGAAATGGAACAATCTGTAAAAGTATATGTTTATTTAATGAAATTTGCTGAAAAACATATTAAAGGTGATTCTGAAGCAAAAGAAGAAAAAATGAAAAAACCTTTATTAATGCAGTCTATTATAATGAGCGACCGTTCTAAGGATAATAAACAAGTGATTACGTCAGACCAAAAATTATATGAGATTTCAAATATAAAGAAAAAAATTAATTTATCCATATTGAAAGCCATTACAGAATCATCTATAGATTGTAAAATTCATAAAAAAGCTGGTGATAATTTACAATGTTTCGATATTAAACCCAATATTAATGGATATTTATATAATCCTGATATCACTAAGGATGCACCACCTCAAATCGAAAAATCCCGTAAAAAATTACTTAAAGTTAAAATTAAAGGAAAATACTTTTATTTGAAAAAATATGACGAAAATTCCAAGAAAATGAAGGGTATTTTATATGATTTTGACGCATATAAAAAAAATAAACAATTAATAAAACGCGGTGAGACTGGAAAATAATTATATAGCTGAAAAAGTCGATTCTAACTTATCATAACGCGAATTTTCATTATACTGCAATTTGGATATTATTTCTTTTTGTTGATTCATTAAATCTATTTGATTTTTTAATATATCAACTAAATATATTTCTAATTTATCTATTTTAACATTAACATCTATTAAATCTACCTTCATACTTCCTTCAATATCACTTTTCTTCGTCTTTCGTTTCATTTTTGTAAAAACATTTTCCAAATTTGTTTCTTTTTTTATAGGTTTCTTATCTTTATCATCCATTATACCTATGATATCTCTTTTTTCTTGATAAATTCTACTATTGTCTTCATCCTTCTTATTCATTTCTTCTGTTAAATCTTGAAATTGTCTTGCTCTTTCTTTTAAATCTTTATCATACCTTTTTTCATTATTTTCATTTGTGTTTTTTACATTATCTATATTATCTAAAAAATCACTTTTAAATTTTACCCTTTTCTTTTCAATTTTTTTATTTTCAATTTTTTCATTTTTATTTTCAATTTTTTCATTTTTATTTTCAATTTTTTCATTTTCATTTTCATTTTCATTTTTAGTTTTATTTTCATTATTTTTATCTTTTTTATACCCGATAATAAATTCTATATTTGATTGTGTATTATTTACTGATGCATTTGATTTTAATATTGGTTTTAATTTATTATCATGTATATTCAATTTGGGTGGTGGTATATCGCCACTATTATTCAACCATTTGATAGAATCATGATTCTGATTATATTCATTTGTAATTGTATTCAAATCACTATCTCTTTCTTTCATCATTTTTGACATAGCATCATCCATATTACCAATAGGTATGTCAGTATTTTCAGTGAAATCAACTTCATTGGGTCTTTTTGCATTAATCATTGTTTTAAAATTTGTTTGATGCTCTTCATATCTTTTACCAATTTGTAAATTATTTACAATATTTTTATTTCCATATTGTTCATATTCACGAAACATTAACAATTTTGATTCTTGTGAAGCTTTTTTTAAATATTCAAAACATTCAGAAACAATATGTTTATTTATATCACTTAATCCACTATAATCAAACCTTTTCACGTGATACTCTTTGCATTTATGTTCAAAAAATGAGCGAAAGTCTTCAATGTTATTAATTTTTAATTTATTTTCAGAAATTAATCCATTCAATACTTCCCATAATATCTGTTTATTGCTATTTGCTAATACTGACATTTATATATCTATTAAATTAAAAGTTTAATATTTTTTTAACATTAATATTTTTTAATTATTAAAAAATATTAATGTTGATTAAAATATTTATTTCGTAATCTTTTCATATATTTATCATTTACTTTTTTTGAAAATCTAGAAAATGGGACATCTTTAATTAATTGAATAATAAAATATAAACAATACATACCACATTCGCTTCTGGAATATTGATGACGTTTTTTATTTATTATAAATTTATATTCTTTACCAAATTCTTTAGATTGTTCTTGTATTCTATTTGCCAATGTAATAACTCTTTTTGGAGATAAATCATCACCATAACTATCAAAATAATATATCTTTTTTAATTTAAAATTTATAAACATTGATGTCCAATGTGACCCCGGTTTATCATGAGTGTCTAAATTAAATATTATTCCAATTTTATTTATACCTTTATCTATTTTATCTTTCAAATTAAACTTGCATAAATCTTCCCATACACATTTCCCATAAGCTAAATGTTCGTCAAAATCAATTGGAGTTGGTCCAATAAATTCAAAACATTTATATGCATCCTCATATTGTTTCATTAATTCAGATATTTCTATACTAGATAACCATTCATTCGGGTTTTTTTTCCATTCTGTTGGTTGAGCTGGTGCAAATATATTTTTAAGTTCTTTACTTGTAAATCTATTTTTAAATAAATTTGATTTCATCCAACATACTTCATTTTTACATGATTTTTGCATGTAATTACCTAGTGACTCCCATATTTTTTTCAAATTATTTGTTTTTATACTTAAATGTGGGTTTCGTGTATTCCAAATAGTTCTCATTTTATATAACATTGTTGGTTTATAACATGTAAAATCTAAAAAATCATGTTTATTTTTGGCAGAACATTGTTTTTTATTTAATTTTTTACTTCTTTTTTTTTTATTTTTTTTTTTTTTACTTCTTTTTTGCCATCTTTTTTGCCATCTTTTTTGCCATCTTTTTTTGCCGCGATTTTTTTTAGTATTTTTGGTCATTACTAATATATTAATGACATTTAATTTTAATCAAAATTTTTCTTTTTTGGTAATATGATATTTATCTTTTTTTTTATCTTTTTTTTCTTAACAAACGCGCTTAAATCTATTTTTTTTGTTTCTTTTTTTTTCCCCATAACGTGTATATCCATATTTTCTATATTAATTGGATTATATTTTTCTGTTTTCTTTTCATTATCTATATTTTTATATTGCTCTTGAATAATTCTATTTCTATTTTGAAATTTAAAATGATTTATCAAATGATGAATATATGTATCAAAAATACTATTTATTTCTGGAGAAATAACTTCCCTGTTTAATAATTTTTTTGTGCATGATATAATAAATTTTTTATATTTTTCAATATTTATATTCATATTTGAACTTACATCATAGTCTGTAAAATTTTTAAATTTTGTTAAATTTGTAGGATTTGTTAAATATTGTAAGTCTATATTATTTCTAAATTTATTTCCTTTATTTTCATTATTCATATAATACTATGTGAATAATAAAATTATTCTATTTTAACATCCTTTAATTGTTGTCTTGTATGATTGAAAAATGTGTCTTTACTTAATTCACAACCATTTGGATTAAAAGGTTCAAATGTTGTTTTTTCTTGAAGTAATTCGAATTCTTCTGTTTTATTTAATGGATTTGGTCCCATTTGCACATATAAATCACTATATGTATTTGGGAAGAATTTCACTTGTGGGCATTTTTGTAATGGTTGAAAACGATTAAACAAACTAGATTCCTTATCTATATTATCACTATATCCATTATATGGTCCACCTACACCAGGATGAAATGTATTCTCCATATTATATTTCGGAAATATACCTTTTACCACATTAATTTCCTTTCGCTGGTCCACTTTCGGAAATAAAACTCTTCTATTACTTACTGGTCGTGAAAAATATTTTGGTGTCATTTGCTGCGTCGCATAATTTCTTCCAATTATTCTAGCATTTAATTCATCAGTTCTTTCTTGTTGGCAAACATATACATCTTGTATTTTAGTATCCATTTGATATATACTATTCACATAATATTTTTAATACTAATTTTTATTCTTTACTAAAAACATTTAAATAAATTTTAACAATTTATAATATATTTTATTTAAACATGTGTGGTATATTTTCCATAGTAAACAATAATTTCTCTAAAGAACAAATAATGAAAAATTTTGATAAAGGTGCTTCTAGGGGACCTGAGAATTCGAGAACATTATTTTTAAATAATGAATTTAAGTGGGATAGACCAAAACAGCCTCCAATATTTTTAGGATTTCATCGTTTAGCTATTAATGGTGTAAATGATGAAAACTCTAATCAACCATTCTTGATTGATGATATTTATCTAATTTGTAATGGAGAAATATATAACTGGAAAAAATTATATTCTATGATGGGACTAACCGGAAAAAGTAATTCAGATTGTGAAGTTATTATTCATTTATACAAAAAATATGGTATTGAACAAACTTTATTAATGTTAGATGGTGTATTTGCTTTTGTTTTAATTGATAATAATATCAATGAAATATTCATTTCTAGAGATTTATATGGTGTAAGACCTTTATTTATTAGAAAATTTAAAAAAAGTTGGGGCTTTGCTTCCGAATTGAAACAGTTAATTGATTTTCCAGATGATAATATGGATGTTAAACAATTTCAACCCGGCACATATTCTCAATATAAGTATTCTGAAATATCTAATTGGTCTTCAACTGAATATGTTTTTAACGAAATAAATGCCAATAAAAGATATCGCACAAATACTCCCATATGCAATTCATCTTTTTCATCACTAACAATTGATGATTATTGTAAACAAATTAATGAAAGTTTGACCGAAGCTGTTCGTAAACGAGTAAATAATACTGAGCGCGAAATAGCCTGTCTTTTATCGGGTGGTCTTGATAGTAGTTTGATAACCGCTTTAGTTAAAAAAATGAATCCTGATAAAATATTAACTACTTGGAGTATTGGTTTACGGGGGTCTGAAGATTTGAAATATGCTAAGATAGTGGCTGACCATTTGGGAACTGCTCACCATGAAATAATTATATCAGAAGAAGAATTTTTATCTTGTTTTGAAAGCGTTATTTATGCTATTGAAAGTTATGATACAACAACGGTTCGAGCTAGTATTGGAAATTGGTTAATTTCTAGTTTTATTAAAGAAAATTCAAACTGTAAAGTTGTTTTTAATGGAGATGGGTCTGATGAAGTATGTGGTGGATATATGTATTTTCATTGTGCACCAGATAGTATTCATTTTGATAAAGAATGTAAAAAATTATTAAATGAAATTCATTGGTTTGATGTATTGCGGTCTGATAGAAGTATTTCATCGCAAGGATTAGAAGCAAGAACACCATTTTTAGACCCAAATTTTGTTTCTACATATATGAGCATACCGGCAGATATTCGCAATCATTCCAAGAATAATCAATGTGAAAAATATCTTCTGCGTAAGGCATTTGATAATGGTTTATTACCAAAAGAAGTATTGTGGAGAACAAAAGAAGCATTTAGTGATGGAGTAAGTTCTCAAGAAAAACCATGGTTTGAAGTTATACAAGACTTTATTAAAAATAATATATTTAATAACAATGAAAAATTGGTTTTTACACAACAAAAATATTATAAACATAATACACCTAAAACATTAGAACAACTACATTACAGAATGGTATTTGAAACTTATTTTCATAAAAATGTTGCTGATATCATTCCAAAATTTTGGATGCCTAATTTTGTAAACGCAACTGATGCAAGTGCTAGAACTTTAGATGTATACAATACACAGCTAAAGAAAACAGAAGAAAAAGAAGAAAGTAATTGTTTGTGATTAAATTCTATGATAATTTTGTTTCATTGTTTTTTTTCGTGTTTGATTTTTTTTTACATATTTTTTTTTTATTGTTTCTCTATTATTTGAAGTTTCAATAAAATGTTTAATTTGTTTTTCTATTTTTTTTCCTTTTATCTTAAATGATTTATTATTTGGTTTACACTCATCGCTATTTTTAATATTTTTAATATACATTTTTGATATATTAAACTTATCTTTAAAAGGTAAATCTATTTTATTAACATATCTACGAAACATGTGTTCGCGATTGAATCTAAAATTATATGGAGTTACATGTAAATATGTTAATTGTGGGTTCATCATTTTTGGAAAAAAACTATCGTCTAAAAATATAATTTTATCTCTTTTTTTTAAATGACCACATCGCAATAAATCGAAATACTTTTTATCATAACCTGTTCTATGTTTTTCTATGATTTGACCATCTACTTTCCACGCACAAATTGTTCTATCAAATAATTTATAATTAATACTCTTTTCAATATACGATTTTATACGATTTGCCCACATTCTACAACCGGTATTGTTAGTATATATAATTATTTTTATTTTTTCTTTATTATTTTTTTTATTATATTCCTTCATCCGATGTAAGTATCTAAATATGTTAAATATATTTGGTCTAAATACTTCTGGGAATATATCCAATATTTTAAAAAAATGTTTTTTTGTAATATCTTTTCCAAAATATCTTTTTAATTTCCAATCCAATTCAGATATTTGCATGAAATGTCCTATGGTTTCATCTAAATCAAATACAATAACTTTTGTCATTAATATATATCTAGATTATTTAATAGTGAATAATTTTATTATAATAATTATAAAATACGATTTAAATATATAACCGTAATTCAACCACTTTGGTACAAATGATACATTATTTTCTAACGAATTTAAAAATAAACAACCTTCATAATAATACCTTGTAAATAATGTTATTATTAGAACTATGAAACAAAATAAATTCAATAAATAATTAAACGAAAAGAACACAATATAAGTCATACATAATCCAAATATTGAATGAGATAATTCTACCAACATTGGTTTGTTTGTTTTTAAACTAAATAATAATAAGAATTGACCATATAATGCTAAATATATTATTGTTCTATCCCTTAAGTTATTTAATTTTAATGCTAGAAATAATTCGAAAATGATAAGAATACCTGTTACCGTTATTAAAATAAATTTTGTTTTTGAACAATTTTTTTTTGAAATATCATTATTTGAAATATCATTATTTGAAATATCATTATTTGAAATATCATTATTTGAAATATCATTATTTGAAATATCATTATTTGAAATATCATTATTTGAAATATCATTATTTGAAATATCAATCACATTTAACTGTATCATTATATTTACTCATGCAATTTTTTTTTAATAAAACATACGAGTAAAGCCAACCCATGGCAATTAAAGGATATAAAGTCATAAATAATTTTTCTTGTAGTAGTGTTTTATCAAGATTATATTCATTATATGATAAATATGTTATATAAAATATCCTTAAAACACTATATACTGCAAATTGTATCTTTTCACAAAATGATTGAATATTCCTTTGGAAACTAGTTTTATTCGGTGTTTTGATATAATGATATACAACGTTGCTAGGTATATTTGATATTTCCGCCCAAAATAATACGGCTGGAACATAACCATTATTTGGCTTATTAATAATGTATATGGTTGAAAATAAATGATGATAAACCAATATTATCTTTATGAGTTTTATTTCTCTATTCTTTATTAAAAAAAGTAAGTCATTTATAAAATATCCAGTGGAATTCAAAATAAATAAATTATCAGCTAATTCATTATTATAATTATTAAGTATATATATAATTATCGTAAATATAATATGAATACCTGAGCTATAATTATTACTTATTTTTTTATCATATCTTAACTCTAATTCATGTTGTATTAAATTATAAAAAATTAAACCACATAAAGGTAAAAAATACATATTATAATTATATTTGTGATTGAGTTTTTAAATATATTCAGAATATAATTAAAAACTATATAGAAATATGGTAACGAATTATTTTAATAATGCATAAACGTCGTAATAACAAAATCTATAAAAAGAAGCAAAAGAAACAAAAGAAGCAAAAGAAGCAAAAGAATAAATATAAGAAGAAAAATATACCAAAAGCAATTAGAGAACAATGTTGGATACAAAATTTTGGAGAAAAATTTAAATCTGAATGTTATGTTCATTGGTGTAAAAACGATATTAATGTGTTTGATTTTCATGTAGGGCATGACCAACCAGAATCAAAAGGTGGTGCATTAGCCGTTTCAAATTTAAAACCTATTTGCGCTCGTTGTAACTTAAGTATGAGTAATAATTACTCAATACAAGAATGGAGCGACTTACAGGGTCAAAATGAATGTTGTATTATTTCTTAGATGTTTTAACTTTTAATGGTTGAATTGCAAGCAGTGTTTGAATTTTTTTAGATAAAGATGGTGCGTTTAATCCCAAACTAACACCAACAGTTGTTGCTGTAATAATTGAATCCGTATTTATAAAACGCAATTTTTCATTATGAACATATTCGATAATTGGATAAAATATAAATCCTTGATATAAAAATAATATAATACTAATAAATAATAATTGTGCTAAAATTTCTAATAAAATAATTATACTTTGAGTAGTTTTATTATATCTTGGAAATATTTGATTTCCTACTTTACTAACAATTACAGTTCCCAATACCCACAATGTTATCATTAAAAATATAGATAACCAATCAAAATCTGGTATAGCTAATGATTGGTCTTTATATGTTTTATTTGGTAGATTAAATCCACGCTGTAATACAGCATTATTTGCCATGTATATATTTAAACTATAAAATAAACTATTTTAAAATATAATTATTTTTTATTTAAATAATCTAAAACTTTTAATAAAATTTCTTCTTGTGTATTTAATTTTTGAAATATAATCACTTCGTCGAATTTTACTTGAAATATAAATCCACGATTATTACGACAAACAATTTTAACTGAATCTTTTGTATACACGTAATCAGAAAAAAAAGCACCATTTGTTAGAAATATTTTATTTGGATTTTTTAATGATATCCATCTTATATAATTCCCAAATTGCAAATCACTTAAATCACTACAATATCTATATTTTTTTAATTTTTTATGAAATTGTTTTAATATATTTCTTTCTAAATTTATTTTTTGTAAAATATTGTTTTTATGTTCCATAATTAATGGCGTTGTTAAATTCATGATTGAACTATTTTCTACATTTTCCATTGATTCTAATAATTTATCAACGTTTTTTTCATATATTTCTTTATCATTATCAGTCATAATATAATATATAAATATTATTTTTTAAACCATTACTAAAAATTAAAAAGTGCAAAAAAACTCACTTTTTTTGCACTTTTTTTTTGTCTATTTTTGAACTTTTTTTTGATCAAAATTATTTACCTTATTTTCAAATGTTAACCCCCTAAAAAACAATAATTATTTAATTTGTATAAATACATAAAAAAAAGTTTGAGAAAAAAAACTCAAAAGTATTTTGGGAATTTTCAAAAAAAGCAAAAAAAAAGTGGCAAATTTCAGAAATCCGAAAAAAGTTTTTCAAATTTTTTCTCAAACTTTTTTTTATGTATTTATACAAATTAAATAATTATTGTTTTTTACTCGATTAACATTTAAAATTGACCTAAAAAAGTTTGCTCCATTTTTTGCTGAAAAATGGTGAAAAATCGTGAAAAACACTAAAATATAGTAAAAAAAAAGGATTTAGGGGTTTTTTTGTTATCCATTTATATACATGAAAATGGATAATTTTTGGGGTAAAAAAAATGACGATAATTTAGCAGTTGTTGAAAATGACTGTAACCAAACCATAAATATTAAAAAAAAAAAATCGATTTGTGATGATAAATCAAAATGGATAACAATGGATAACGAGACCGTTATTTTCGATGGGTCTGAATATATTTGCATGAAATGTCGTTTCAGCACAAAAAATTTAAAGGATTTTAGACGACACCTAAACACTAAAAAACACAAAAAAAAACCCCAAAAAAAACCCCTTACCATAAATAAAAAAAAATTTATATGTTTGTGTGGTAAAAAGTATAAGTTTCGGTCGGGTTTATCTAAACATAAGTTAAAATGTGAAAAATACATCGAAAATGGAAAGAAAAAAAAGAAAGCAAAAAAAATGGAAAAAAACGACAATTCTCGCGACAGTTTTGTCCAAAAAATAGAAAAAAATGAGTTTTTTTATAAAAAAAAAATAATTTTAGAGAAAAATGTCACTGACAGCATGTATAGTAAGGACGAAAATACACACGTATATAAATTAAATGATATATGTATTCAATCCACATCTGTTACAAAAGGTGATTTAGAAAAAATAATGGAACAAACTTTTACACAAAATAATAATATCACAAAATTATTGGAACAAAATGCTGTTTTGATTGAAAAAATGAGCACAATGAAAAATGCTACAAATATTTCATATCAAAATTGTGGAAATAAGAAAATGACAATTAATGTTTATTTGAATGAAAAATGTAAGGATGCTATGAATCTATCTGATTTTGTTAATAATTTACCAATTTCTTTAGATGATTTATTATATACACAACAACATGGTTATGCTGAAGGTATTAGTAATATTTTTGTGAAACATTTGCAAGATTTAACACCTCATAAAAGACCCATTCATTGTTGTAACAAAAAAAGCATGCAATTCTATGTGCGTGATGAAAATAAGTGGTTAAAAGATAAAGAAAATAAAAAAATAGATAAATCAATACAAGATTTAACTGTTAAACAAATAAAACATTTAAAGGAATGGGAGGTTAAAAATCCAAATTATTTAAAAGACGAAAAATTACTTAGTCAATGGCAACAATTGGTTCATGAAATAATGGGTCCATCTGATGATAATACAAGAGAAAAAGACAAAGAAATGATTATAAAAAAATTAGGAAAAACGGTAAAATTTAAGGAGAATTTAATAATTAAAGATATTAAAATTTAATATGTTCCATATCTAAAACTATCATATTATTTGGTTTAATAACAGAATGATTTGTATAATATGTATATGGATTAACAATACAAGTCATAATAATTTTTTTTTTATAAGCTTTCTGCAATTGTTCGAATCCTTGAAAAATATCTAAATCTAATGGACATTCATGTAATATTTCATAATTATTTTCAATCAATTTTTCATTCATTTCTTTTATCAAATGTGTTTTTCCATTTCCACCAGAACCAACCAACAATATAATTTCAATATTATTATCAATAATTACATTTAATGTATGTTTTATAAAATTATAATCACGAATCGCAATATCGCGCTTAGCTATTTCCTCCGTAACAAGACTAGACATATTTTTAAATTTTTAATATAAAAATAAAAAAATATCAATTTAAATATGGTGACATCTTTCAAATACTAAATTTTCATCTAGAAAAATATTAAATTAAAAACTAGAGAATGCACCGAAACCAGCATTTGCTGCCATTGGTTCAGCTAACAAACCACCACCCATCATACCCATATCAGGACTTCCCTGTTGTCCACCGGTGCCTACTGCATTATTTTGTTGTTGACCGGTTTGAACTTGTTGAACAACTTGTGATAATGCACCCGTTCCCATTTGTTGGTGAGTATTTACGTAATCAGCGCGACTAGCTTGATGTGTTGCTTGTGGTGCTTGTAAAGGATTTCCTGAAATAGGTTGAGAAACCTTAACTACAGCAGAATCGTCATTTTTTTCAGGTTTTTTTGGGTTTTCACCATTCCATGCTCCCAATAATCTATTATAAACATGATTAATTTTCTTTCCATTTTCGCTGTTAAGTCCACTAAATACAATAATTAATACAACATTCATAAAATTTATTTCACTTAAATTATTTCCGCTAAATGTTGGAATAAAAGTTACAATTCTATGTATAATAAAAACACCAAGAAGAAGTGAAATAACTTGCATAACAACTTCTCCTAAAAGTTCAATATTGCCCTTAGATTCATTAAAATCTGGAATAACACCATTAATTGTTCTATTTAATATATATATTGGGACAATAACTATAACTAAATATTGTAATAAATTTGATAATTCACTCTTGGTTTCTGTATCAAATCTAGTAACATGTTGAATAAAACCATTTGAATTTTTAGATACATTTTGTAAATTATTTCCACCAATTTGTTCACTAAGATTTAATGCCATTATATGATTTATAATAAGAAATTAAATTATTAAAACGGTTTTAAAAAAATGTTGTATATTAAATATATAATGAATATTTTACTCAGAAATAAAAACCGTTCGCAAATTAAATTCACACGGCAAGTCAGTTGGACAAATACAAAACAAGAAAGAAAGACGAGACGAAGTTGGGTTACTACTAAACAAAAATCAACATCATTATTTTCAAATGATATAACTAAATCATATTGTATAAATAAAAAAGTTATACATCCCGAATTACAATATCTAAATTTAGTAAATGATATTATAAAAAATGGTGTAAAAGATGAGACTAGGAATGGTGTAACTAAATCAATTATTGGTGCACAAATGAAATTTCCGTTAAGTGCTAATCAAATACCATTATTAACAACAAAGAAGATGGCTTGGGAATCATGTTTAAAAGAATTGTTATGGTTTATATCAGGTGATACTGATAATAAAACATTAAAACAACAGGGCGTTTCAATTTGGAATGACAATGGTTCCCGAAAATTTTTGGATTCTAGATATTTAAATCATTATAGGGAAGATGATTTGGGACCAATATACGGATATCAATGGAGATTTTACAATTCACATTATGTTCCATTACATATGTTTCCACATACAAAAATAAATGATGTTAAACATAAATTTAATAATGGGATTGACCAATTGGTCAATATTATTCAACAATTAAAAGACCCTAAATTAAGGTCTAGTAGACGAATGATAATGACGGCGTGGAATCCCGAACAATTAGATCAAATGGCATTGCCACCATGCCATGTATTATCACAATTTCATGTTCTTAATAATAAATTATATTGCTCAATGTATCAACGAAGTGGTGATGTTGGTTTAGGAATACCGTTTAATATAGCATCATATTCATTTTTAACAATATTGTTAGCTCATCATTGTGGGTTAGAACCAGGTGAATTTATACATTTTATAGGTAATGCTCATATTTATGAAGAACATGAAGATAAATTGCAACAACAAATACAACGAAAACCAAAAGAGTTTCCCACTTGTGATATAACAAATATTTATAACGATATAAATGATTATTCTTTTTCAGATTTTAATATAAAAAATTATAAATATGAGTCTGCTATTAAAATGAAAATGATTGCTTAATGTTTTTACGTAAAATATATATTAAATAAGTATTATTTATATAATATAAATGAGTCGATTTGATAGAAGACTTGCACGAAATGCATTTTCACCTAGACCTGCAACAGCAAATTGTAAATTACCTGGAAATAATGCAAAAGGTATGCAGATAGAAATTAATAATCAAAAAGAAACAACAACAAAAATGATTATAGAAGATGTTTCAACGAAAAATGAAAAAATTTTGGAAAAATTATCAAGATGTAGTAACGGAACAGAAAGAATATTATTAAATCATGAATTAAGATTGAATACTATTGAATTAAATGTTGATTGTTTGAATAATTTTGATATGAATGAATTAGATGTGAAAAATAGATTGGCTAATCAAGAACAAGAGATTGCAACTTTAAAAGGTCTAATTGTTAATTTAGAAAAACAAGTAAGTAATTTACTTATTAATCCAAATATTAACATTGTAAATGATGTAGATAATACTGAAAATAATGAAATAAGAAAGCAAGTAACAATTGATATTACCGAAAAGGTTGTTAAATCTGATAAAGTAGTAGAAGCTGAAAAAGCAGTAGAAGCTGAAAAGGCAGAAGAAGTTGAAGATAGTTCTCCAACATTTGAATAAATAAATTGATATTTTTAATTTTTAATTTAGAATTAAAAATTAAAAATGAATTGCTCCATCAACAATGAAATTAAAATGTTGAAATTTTCAACAATATTTCAATATCTTAAAAATATTACAGAAGAAATTAATTTGAAATTTACAAAAAAAGGATTATATACACAAGGATTAGGAATCAATCATGTTTGTTTGGTAGAATTTAATATTGAACATTCTTGGTTTTCGTCATATATGTGCGATAAAGATTGTATTTTAGGAATAAATTGTGAAGTGTTTTATTCGATTTTGACATGTTTAGAAAAACAGAATACCTTTGAAATGACATATGGTGAGAATGCAGACACATTAAATATAATTATTACATGTGATAAAGTAATTAAAAACTTTGAAATGAAATTGTTAGTTATTGAAAGTAATAGTTTTGATATACCTAAAATAGATTATACTTCTGATATAATCATAAATTCAAAATCATTTTATGATTATATTAATCAATTGGCTATTTTTGGAAATAATTTATTAATAACTTGTGATGGGAAAGATAATGATAATGTTAAATTAGAAACATCAGGTGATAATGGAAAAATGGAATTAGTAATTGATGATGATTATATGGAAGAATATTCAGTTGAAGAAAATGTTATATTGAAATTAAATTATGCAATGGAATATATAAAAAAAATGACAAATTTTGTAAAATTAAATAAAAATATTGCACTTCACTTAACGGAAGAAGCCCCCCTTAAAATGAAATATGCTTTATGTGATGAGGTTGACAATAATTATTTAAATATTTATTTAGCACCAAAGATTGACGATTAATAAGGTAAAAATCCAATATTCCTTTCTAAAAATAGTTTAGTAATGAAAATATTTTTAACTGTTATTATTTTCAGCGTTGTCCTTTTTTTATATATTCATATGCATTTTCATCTTAATACAAGTGATGATTTAGAAGTATACACGATAGAAAACGTATCAAAAGATAGATTGGAAGAAATTTGTAATTTAAAACAACCTGTATTATTCGAATATAATAATGAAAATTTGTTAGAAACTGTGAATATTGGGCGAATGGAAGAACTTTATGGTGCTTTTGATGTAAATTTTAGAAATATAACAAAAAAAGATAATGAAAGTGAAGTATATTTGCCTATATTATTAAACGAAGTTGTAAAATTATTTCAAAATAAATTAAACAATAAAATAATCATAGAAAATAATAATGAATTTCTAAGTGAGACAGGTTTAATGAAAATTTTCAGATACAATGACTCGTTTTTGAGACCACCATTAGTTTCAATATGTAAATATGATTTTATGTCTGGTAGCGAAGAATCATATACACCTTTAAGATATAACATTAATCATAGAAATTATTATTTAGTAACTAGTGGTTCGATTAAATTAAAACTAATACCTCCTTCAAATGGGAAATATTTACAAAAAGAAAATGATTATGATATCTTTGAATTTGGTTCACCAGTAGACCCATGGGATATACAGGATATATATAAACCTGAATTTGATAAAGTAAAGGTATTGGATTTGGAATTAAGAAAGGGACAAATCATTAATATTCCACCTTATTGGTGGTATTCTATAAAATATGAAAAGGTGTCCAGTATTTGTGTATTTAAGTATAGAACGTATATGAGCACGGTGTCTATATTGCCAAATTTATTAATGGGATTGTTACAACAACAAAATATTAAACGCGAAATCGCTAATAAAATTTCATTTGAATAATTATATTTCAAACAATCTTCTTTTTAAAAAAGAATTTTCATCGTTTAATGAAAAAAAGGCTGTGGCGTCTGTTATGTGTCTGATAACATTATGTATATTTTTTTTTGTTACTTTATAAATAGTTCCATAGTTTGATATTAATTTAACACAATCATCTTCAATAATATTATTTATTATCCTACGCATTTCCCATTTTTTCTCATTTTCTTGTTTACATAATGACCAATAACATTTATTATTTGAACAATCTCGTGATATACTTTCATACATTTTAGATGGATTGATAGTATATTTACCTAAAGGAGCAGTTTTTGTAATTGGTATTTTTTCAATAAAACTATCACTCCAACCTAAAAATTTCACATCATAGTAACGAATATAATTAACCGTTAATTGATTATTTTCTAATCTTGTTTGTCTTTCTATACTTGATTTAATAATAATTGCTGGACACCAACCCTTTATATAATCATATGCATCAATATAATCTCCTTTATCCCAAACACATTTACATACAGATTTTTCATACCATTTATGTAAGTGAAATATATTCCATTTTTTAAAATAACTGTCATTTTCTCGTATATGTTTAATATATTGATTATTATCTTCTTTAATCATGATAATTCTATCTTTAAATAATTTATATCGTTTTAAAATTTGACTATTCATTATATTTATAGTAATTTCTTTAGAAATACATAAATATTTATTATGTTTTTTTGAAAAAAGAATAAAATCATAAATAATTTCATTTACATCTTGGGGGAGATAAATTATCATATATATTATATATTTTTAAAAAATAAAATTGATTAAAATAAATACTAAATTAAGTAAGGTAAATTAAGATTATGGTAAATCATTATAAAATTTATATCATAGGACGCGATTATAACGAATATGATATATATGATTCACATACTATGAAAAAACTAGAAAATCCGCCAAAAATCAATCCAATCACTTCGAAAATAATGAATGGTGATATTTTTGAAATAAAAAATAACAATGTTGAATTAATACATTCACCCATGCGCAAAGCCAAATTTATATCTGGTGTATTAGTTTTATCTGGGAATAAAACATATGGGAAATTTAAAAATAAATATTTTTACAGATGTATCCCAGATGATAAACGATTGCCAGAATTCGTAATACCTTATAAAGTAAAGATAAAATTTAGAAAAAATCAAGATAATAAATATGTGGTATTTAAATTCTCATCATGGAGAAAAAAACACCCCGTTGGAATATTGATAAATACAATTGGAAATGTTAGCGAAATAGCTAGTTTTTATGAGTATCAAATGTATTGTAATAGTTTATATGCGTCAATTGCAAATTTAAATGCAAAAACAAATCAAATGTTAAAATTGCATGATGTAGAATTTTATACAAATAAAATTATGAGTAAAAATACAATTCAAGATAGAAGAGATTGGGAAATAGTTACGATAGATTCATTGGCATCAAAAGATTTAGATGATGCATTGGGATTTAAACATATTAATGAAGAAGAAACGATTATGAGTATTTATATTTCAAATATTGTGTTTTGGATGGATATTTTAGATTTATGGGAATCGTTTGCAGATAGAATAGCAACAATATATTTACCAGATAGAAAACGCCCAATGATGCCTACTAAATTATCAGATGACATTTGTAGCTTATTGGAAGGAAAACCTAGATTTGCATTCACCCTGGATATTAAAATTAATAGAAAAACTGGAAAAATAATTTCATATAGTTATTGTAATTCTTTTATAATTGTTAATAAAAATTTGAGGCATAAAACAGAAGAATTGGAAAATAGTTTTATTTATAATGAATTAGTTCAAATATCTAATAAAATGAATAAAAAGAAAATATATTTGGATAGTGTTGTAAACTCACATGAAGTTGTATCATATTTTATGGTTCTTATGAATTATTTGACTGCACTTAAAATGAAGGAACATTCTGCCGGTATATACAGATTTACAAAATCTAATAAGAATTATAAAGCTCCTGATAATGCTCCAGTAAAAATAAAAAAATTCTTAAAAATATGGCATTCAATGGGTGGTCAATATTGTAAATTTGAAAATGTTGCTGAACACGAAATGTTAAACCTAGAGGCTTATTTACATATTACTAGTCCAAATCGAAGATTGGTTGACTTATTAAATATGGTTGTTTATCAAGATTTATTTGATATCGTAAAATTTACAGATAAATCAAAGGCATTTTATGATAAATGGTATACAAATGATTCAATAGAATATATTAATACAACCATGAAATCTATTAGAAAAGTGCAAAATGATTGTTCTCTTTTAAATATTTGTTATAAAGATAAGAATTTAACAAAGACTATAGTCAATGGATATATCTTTGATAAATTGCAACGAAATGATAATTTATATCAATATATTGTTTATATACCTAGTTTAAAGATGACAAATCGTCTGGTGTCTACAAAAGATTTGGAAAATTTATGTAATTATAATTTTAAAATTTATATATTCATGGATGAAATTCATCTAAAACAGAAAATCAGATTACTATTGGTTGAATAAAATATTGAGAAATAATTGTTAAATATATATTTTTTTTATATTTAGTTTTATTATAAATGATTAGTAGAAAAAAGGATGAAATTGAATTAGTTTGGCATGGACAACAAGAAAATATTTTGAAAAAATGGGGAGAGATTGGTTCATCATATCGTTTTATGCATGATAGAGCTTATTTAAAATTTGAAGCACAGAATTTACGATTTGCTTTACCGGTTATTGTTTTGAGTACTATTACAGGGACTGCTAATTTTGCACAAGCATCATTTCCAGAATCATGGCAGACATATGTTCCATTATTCGCCGGATTTCTTAACTTGTCCGCTGGTTTAATTACTACAATAGCCCAATTTTTACGTGTTTCTGAATTGTTAGAGGGTCATCGCGCGGCCAGTATAGCTTATTCAAAATTCTCTCGAAATATTTCAGTAGAATTATCGTTGCCTAAAGATGAAAGAAGTTGTAGTGGTCGTGAGTTTGTTTCGAAGTGTAGAATGGAATTAGACCGGTTAATTGAACAGAGTCCAAATATACCTTTGGCAATAGTAAAATTATTTGGTAAAAAATTTCAGCAAAATTCTTTTGTTAAACCTGATATTTTAGAAATATCTGATGTAGAAGTATATAAAGATTCAGATAAGGCAAAAATGTTGAAACAACAATATGAACATGAAGTAAAAACGAAAGAATTAGAATTGATAAGAAGCAAAGCAGAATATGAACAATCTCTTGTTAAAAAAATTAGAGAAGAAGAGATTAAAAGACATGCGGATTTTGATAAAAAATTGCAAGTTAAATTACACGAAGCAAAATCAGCTTTTGAAAGTAATCAAAAATTACGTGTTGCTGAAAATAAACTTAATAAAAAGAAAAAGGTGGGTATATCTACAATTTCTAAAAGTATGAGTTCTTTAATTAAAAAATTAGAAGTAGCGCAACAAGCAAATGATATTATTACACCAGAATCAAGCGACGTTGATAGCGCTTACAGCGATACTCCCATTACACCAATATATGTTGAAAATGAGAAAATTTCTCACAGTGAGAAACTTGAAATAATCATTGAAGATAAGAATGATGACACGCCCGGTGATAAGAATGATGACACGCCCGGTGATAAGAATGATGACACGCCCGGTGATAAGAATGATGAAGATACTGTCATAGATATATCAAATAACTCAAGCTAATTTTATTTTAATTCTCCAAACTTTTTCTATCAATTTCATTGTTTTATCATTATCATCAAATTCAACATGTATATTATCTGCAAACATTGATTTTAACATATCGTATTGTGAATTATCTGATAATTTTTGACCCAATGTATTATCCAATTCAATATTACATTTCATTTTAATAAATAAACTAATATAATCTCCCGGACAAAATGGTAGATTATATTCAGTATCAACTTCCTCATTTAAAAATCTACTAGGCATATTATTTTTCATTTGCGTTACAATACTTTTGCATATCGTATTAATATTAAAACTTGACGTATTTAAATTATTAATTAATGCATTTATAAATTGCGTTTGAATATTACTTGAATTCAATTTATGAATAATTGCGGATTCATTACTTATAAATGCTTGTGAAAAAGGATGACCGATAAGTGTATCGGCTATATATTGTATATATGCATTCGCTAAATTAGTTTCACTCGGAGAATGTCCGGAATTGAACGTTGAATTATGGATTGTTATTTTTGTATTTTCTAAATCATATTTTAAACTATCGACTAAGAGCGTTTTATTAATTAGGTCATATTTAAATGTATAATTTTCATTATTATTTTTATATGAAATAGCGGATCTTAAATAATTTGCTTGAGTTAATGTTGCTTCCATTATAAAATTATATGAAGAATCTAGTTTGTTCGTATAATTTTGTGAATTATCTAAAACAACGCCACTACTATCTAAATATACTGGTAAAAATACATGTGGTTCGTTGTTACTTATATCATCGCAATTGCTACAATCTTGATGAATACTCATAATAAATAATTAACATAAATTATTTATTAAAATAAAACGATTATATAATAATATCTTTATTTAAATCAACAAAGACAGCATCGCCATTATCTGAAGTATCTGAATCATAAAGATAATCATTTATTTCAATAAATGTATTATTCAATGATATATCATTTTCATATATATTACCCGATATATTACCCGATATATCATTATTTGATAAATGATTTAATAGTGCACTATTTTGTTGAATTATTTCATTTGTTATTGCAATATTTCTAGGCGAATCTATCATACCAGTTAATTCATTCATATATAAATTGTTCATTTTAACATTATAATGAATACCCTGATTTACATAGAATTTAAAAATATCTTTTATATCTTTTTGCTCTTCTTCGGATAATTTCGATTTATTTATCATAATAATATTTTTAAGCGTTCCATATAAGCGATTATTTTGAATTGTTTGCCAACATCTTTCTTTTTCCATAACTTGTATATTTGACCTCAATTTATCTAACTGAACACTTAACCTTCGTTGTTTTATACCGTCAAATTTTTCATTTAGAATATTTAATTTATTTTTTTTTTCTTTAAAATAATTTGCAAAAATTTCTTTTTCTATATTATTTTTTAATGATATACCATAATCTTCATCATCAATATCATTTGCCCAATATCTTAAAGCTTGTAAATTTTGTTGTGATATATTGCAACAACGTAATAAAAATGGAATTTTATTCATTTTAAAGTTTTTATCTAAATATTCTCTCAGATGATTTTTTGTGGATTTTAATCCCAATCGAATAAAATATATTAAAAAATATAAACTAATACCACCATTTATCAATATTAGAATAACAATTAATATGTCTTCAAATGTGCCTAATTGATATCCCGAGTCAATTGTTCCAAAAAATAATCCTGTGCTCAATGTCATAACCAACGATAATAAACTAATACTTTCAAGTCTATTACATATTAATCCATAACTAGTAATTGTATCATATGGTCTTAAAAATACATGTAAGAAAAATGATATTTGAATTAATAATGATGCGGCTATAATTTGATACCTAGGATAACTTTTTAAAAACACTGAGAGAAGAATTAATCCAGCTTTTTTACCCATGATGATGAATTCATAATACCAGCGGTTTTCTCTATATCCAAGAAATAAAAAGGATAGCGGTGTTGAACCATCATATCTATTTTGCATATCATATAAACGATATCTGTAATTATATAATAGTTTAAATCCTAAAAGTGGAATACCTAAACCATATAAAATTAATGATACGTATGCAACTGTTAAGTAAGTATAATGTTTACTATCATAACAAATAACAGAATAATCTTTTACCAAATAATATTGTTCTCCAATTTTTTCACAATTTAATACTTCTAATGTTTTTGTAACAATCGTTGGCCAACTTAAAAATGTCCCGACAACAATAGCTGTTTTCTCCCAAGCAATGAAAAATTTAAAACAAGAAGGATTATTTTTCTCATATGCTTCTAATTCTATTTGACTCTTTACGGTTCTCATTCTTTTTATTTTTGCTTTCTTTCTTTTACAGTAACATAATGATATAAAAAAGATAAATATTGTTACACCTATAATATAAAATAAAGGCAATATAAGATAAACTAATAATTTATCATAATAAGACCAACCTATAGCACAATCAGATGAATAAAAACTAACTCGAGGTGAAGAAAATTCTTTTGCTCTTTCAAATAAATATCTTATAAGGGTTGGCCAATTGATTTGAAATGAACTTGCTAGGGAAAATACTTGAGCATAATTCATGAAAATTTTGACTACACCATTAACTTCTTCTTTTTTATTATTAGCTGGGTTAGCAGTCTTAATAAGAAATATTATAATAATGACTGAAACGATTGGTATGATAATTGTTAAACTAATAGTTCTACCTTTATCTTCTGGGCATTTTAAACAAACACCATCATCCTTTGCCCAACCTTTTTCACATACGTTACACAATGGACCTTTAAATCCTTCGTTGCATAAATCATCAGATGAATTTTTTATAATACCACCCTTACATGCAAATCGTGTTTTACATTTATATATATCAATAGCTAAATCTGAATATCTCCAATAATGTTTTTTAATATTAATTGTTTTAATATTTGTGTCTATTTTACAAGTAAAAGTATTATTGCAATCAATACAATTTAAATCATTATTGTAGTTTGTATTATATTTATTCGTAGAACAGACACAATCTGTTTTATTCGAATTTTGTTCTGAATTAACAGGGCAATTTTTACATATATAACTTGAAATATTTGCTGTAAATTTTCCTTCTGGACACTCTAGGCAATTGGGTGAGCCGGTTTGAATATTATATTTCCCAGTTTCGCATGGTAAACAGTAAATACTACCATCTATAGAATATCTACCAGTAGAACATTCCTTACAATCATTTACACTAGGTAAACCAGCATTCTCATTAAATAATCCTGCTGGACATTTTTTACAAGAACCCAATGAAATCATACCAATCTCATCGCCATAATAACCAGGATTACAACCAATGCATCCCATTGCTGTTGTTTGTCCAATTTTATTGCTCCATGTTCCTCTTCCGCAATTTAAACATTGATTTATATTATTTTTCCCAACTTTATCATTAAATCTTCCAATTGGACATAATTCACAAAAGTTTTTGTAAGTATTGGAATACTTACCTTCGGGACAGATATCACAATCATATCTTTCTAAAATGGATATCCAACCATCGGGGCAAATTACACAGCTTTTTAAAGTATTTTTATACTTACCAGTTTCACATAAGACACAGGATGTATTTAAATGTGCACCTTCAATAATTCCAATTTTGCCATTTTCACATGTTTTACAACTACCTTCTGTAATTTGTCCTTTTAGTGGTTGATATTTTCCTATTTCACATAATATACATTCTTCACTACCCACAAGACCTATATTAAAACTGTATGTTCCTTTTGGACAATCTATACATTGTTTTTTATCCAATGCCCATTTACCTGTTTCACATTGGTCGCATTTGTTTTCTTTATTATTAGATATCCAACCATCGGGGCAAATTACACAGCTTTTTAAAGTATTTTTATACTTACCAGTTTCACATAAGACACAGGATGTATTTAAATGTGCACCTTCAATAATGCCAATTTTGCCATTTTCACATGTTTTACAACTATTTTCAGTAATTTGTCCTTTTAGTGGTTGATATTTTCCTATTTCACATAATATACATTCATCGCTGCTTATAAGACCTATA